ATTATAATTTCCCGACGCTGTATCTCCTGTGTTTAAAAGAAAATTATCATCAACATATTTTTTATTTGCTATATCAGAATCATTAACAGGCACTTTTACAATAGTACCCGAAATAGTATCAACATTTTTTCTGACTGCGTAATCGTCTAAAATACCCTTACTCTGTATTGATTTATCAACTTTAATCGGCACGGGTTTAGGCGGAATAAAAGGGTTTGCCATATCTAAATTAGAAGTATAAACTTAATAAAACTTACGTTGCAGCTCTTGCATATTTTATAACAGCGATTTAAGCCTCCTGTACGCTGGTTACTAATTCCCAACTTGCAGCTGCGGCAGTCTTAGCTTTACAGAAGCATAGTTTATTTTGTGTAGAATCATAGATAAGAGTTCCTACCTCAGCAACTAAAGTATCTCTTACTGCCGTAGTTACTTGTGGAAGAACTAAAGTTTTAAGTTGATCTAGAATGTCCGGGGAAGAATTAACCATTTACTACTTCCTCGTATTCGTTATTTTACAAGCTGCGTTAGGTACAGGAATCTGACAAACTCCTCTTTCCCACGCTCTTATAGTTGTGGATTTTCCAGGGTCTTCGATTGTTCTTGTAGTCAAAGGACTTGCCTCTTTCCAAGTTAAAGCTAGCTTAGATACTACTATGTAGGCCTGGTCAGCTGTTACAGTCTCAGAAATCATTATCTTTAATCCGCATAAAGTATTTACCACTCCATTTGCAACTGCTGAAACACTTTGGAAAGTAGGGTGATTTAACACCTTTGAATTTGAGATTATATTGGTATAGTCTGTCCCGTTAACTACTAGGTAGCCATAGCCATTCAAAGCGTCTATTCCATCAGCTCTTAGCATATTAACCCCGTAGAGTATATCGTAAACCGGGTCTCTGTTTGCTATAGTGGCACTGTCCCACTCACTACCAGCAGTAATAGCGAAAGTGTTTCCTGAACTTGCACTTAATAATGCTTCAATAGCTTTGTCTACTTGGTATGTAATCTTTTGTGCTAATCTATAAATCTTTCTTTGTAGCATTGGGAGAGTAGCTGTCTGCTCTGCTTCTAGAGAAATAATGCTTTCTCCAGCGTACTTCTGAATTACAGACTGAACTTTGGTCTCTGTTACGTCAAAGAATGGGAAAGCTGCATATTGAGGAACTCCTCTAATTAGTGAGCCTGTACCTCCGTCGTCTTGGTCTCCGTTTGTCTCCCTAAAATATGTTTCAGTCCAAGCGCTAGAACTATCAATTTGGCAAAGAGTTTTAAGCTTGTAGTCTAGAGCTGCCACTGCTTTCACTGCTCTATCTATATTTTCATATCTTAAATCAACTTCTCTGTCGTTGTCTACCATTTAGAAAAAGCCTCCGACACTCACTCTTATAACTTCGTCGCTTCCTGCAGCTTCTTCTGCACGTCCGAGAATATCACCTAAAACTGTGTCCGCTTCTACTGCTGCCCTAATAGTATTTGCCCCACCAATAGCACAGGGTACACCGATACCAATTGCTGCTGTTGTTGCTTTTAAATCCCATACTCCATTCATTGCAACTACTATCTCTGTTGCTGTGCACGTTGCGTCGCTTTCTTCCCAAGCAATGCCTCCGAATGGATCATTATTTGCTGAACTTACAACCACTGTGTTTGGGTCAGTTAATTTAAGAATTGTACCGATTGGAATAACTGCGCCAGCTGCAATAGTTCGCCTTCTAAAAATAGTAGGTGTCTCAATGCATACTGCTTCATTTGCCATTCAAAACAAATAATAATAAACTATTTAAATATTTCGGTTTTCGGTATACCGAATATCTTTTTTAATCTTGGGGGGTTTCTTCTATTTTCTTTTTATAGTGTGCCAACATAAAGTCTATTTCTTCAATATCTTTCTCTGCTTTCTCTTTGTTGTCGACAGCATTTACTCTTATAGCCTCTACCCTTTCGTATGCTAATTGCCAGTCACGTTTATTCATAATGGTTGCTTGTCGATGGCATCAGCTATAGAGGTACCTCTCCAAAATTCCAGGGCTTGGTTTTTTCTGAGCTTGGCCTCAGTAACCTCCATAGGCTCTATCCTTCCGCCTGCAGTTCCCGACAGCAGGCTCTTAGCTTCAAACTCTCTTAATTCAGCTAGATTTTTTTCTAATCTTTCGAGCTCTTGCTCAAGCGTCTTTCCTGCTCTAATTGCTTGGTCGACGATGCTCGTTCCTGTATTAGAAAATCCTGTATCGCTACCCTCAGCTGTCCCCTCTGCTGCTGATTTATTTCCCTTAATTTCCTCTTTGAAAATTTCACTCATCGTTTATAATCCCCCTTTCACTGCTTTATTTTTTATCTTCTGGTAATGTGATATAACTTCATAAACTCTAGTAATTGCTATCGTATTATTCTCAATTACAGAAACGAGTCTATTTTTATTTTCTTCCTCTCTCTTTTCTTTTGTTTGACTTTGATATAATAGCCATATTGTCCACGCTCCTAGCGGGCCGTAACTTAATAAAATTTCTTCAAAAGCCATTTTTCTTTTTATTTCTTCTATATACTTTTAAAACTTTCTTTGGGAAAGAGTAAAAGTACAAAAGCCATTTCTTAGTTTTTTTATTCATAATAAGCCTCTAGTTCTTCATCGGTGATTAAAATTCTATTAGGGTCAGGTTGCATTAAAGCGGTTTCAAAACTCTGAATAAAATAAAGCCTCATAGAAGCATCAAAGGTTTCAAACTTTGCTAATTGTTCCGTTCCATCATTTCCTAGCCATATGTTTAAATTTTCTTGGCTATCTTTCCAAGTCTTAGTGTGAGCTGCGTCAATCATATTCAAAGTCTTGTAAAATAGAGCAATATTCTCGGGTGCATTTTGAGGATTAGCATTAGTATCTGTTATAAGACTTCTTAGCATTCTCTCGCCTTTTGTTAAGGCTGATTGGTCAGCTGAAAATTCCCCTGTTTGTTGGGATTTAATATTATTTTTTACCCCTTTAATAAATCCAAATAATGCACCAATTGCCGCTCCCGCAGGAGCGGTTATTGGACTAGCTACTCCTAAACCAGCAGCTGCGCCTATAGTTAAGCCCGCACTTCCACCAATTAAAGCCGCATCTATTGCCCCAGCGCCTAAGGCTTGTCCTACATCTACCTTTGAGCCCTCTATTGCTTGCAGTTCTTGGGACGTTAAAAGCCCTTCCTGTGCCATTTGCATTAATTCTTGGCTTCTTACTTGTGCCTGTAGTTCATTTTGCGCAGTTCCTACGGGTTGGCTATTTTGAGGCCTAGCTACTCTTGCTTCTTCTCCTGCGGCTATTTTATTCACATCTTCNGGAGAAAGACCTAAGAAGGTACGCCCATCGGGTAAAACTACACCGCTAGCTCTTCCCGTTTCCTTTGAAGAAAAAGTTTCTACATTCCCCTTTTTTATTTTAGCCTTAAGGTCTTCTTGAGGAGTCTGAGAGGAGCCCGTTTGTAACTTTTGTTTAGTTAGTAAATTTGTAAAAGGCTTAGGGGGATTTAGTAAATCTAGACTTTCCTTTGGAGTTGCCCCTATATTCATCGCTCTTTTTAATGCAGGTGGGAAATTCTCACCATATTTCTTTTTTACCATTTTATTCTCTGTTTATATTTGCAGTTACGTCATTAGGCTGTATACTAGTCATTCCACTATTTTTCATTTGGTCATCTTTAACCAAACCGCCTAAACTTGCCTGCTTTTCAAATTTAACTGAGATATAAGCTTGATTCCACAAGTCTTCTTCCATATCTATTCTTTCCTTTGCATAGGTAGGCTCAAAATTAACGTTGCCCATCTTTCCGCCAACTTCGCTAGTTCCGTCTGAGGTTGCAATACTTCTTGGTACTCCAAAAACTTGGTAGAAGAAGTTTTCTAAATAACTTATCCACCCAGTTCTATCTTCGGAGCTTCGTGAAGGGTAGGCTTCAATCTTCACAGTACCTTTAGGCAACCCTACCATTTCCCCATTTTTAACAGCCTTTTCAATCTGTGAATTTGCATAAGATATTTTTCCCGCTTTGTCTGTTTCATAATAAGCAATACCTAAAGCCTTATCCCTGTGCTTTATTATTCTCTCATCGCTTAAGGCCTCGTTTCTAGCGTCAATTATGAACTTAGAGGGCTCTATTTGGCTCGTGCCGTGCAGCTGATCACCTAGTCTTTTATTGCTGGAATGAATCATATTCTCTTTTTGGACTGTTTTCCATTCTTTAGAGTTCCACACGTCATATCTTTTTATCATTCCTAATTTATCAAAAACTAGCCTCACACGCTCCGGAGAGATAGGCACTAAGTTAATCAATCTGTCCCCTTTTCTCTTAATTTCAATAAACGCATCCCCTACTATTAGCTTTACAACCTCGTGACTCCAAATAATCTTGGCAAAAGTATCTTTGCCCATACCTTTGACGTGCTTTAAATCTACTGTGGTATTTGAGTCTTTTGCAGTCCAGCCAGCGCCAAAAGCCCAGGTTGCCATAGCATTAGCTGCTGAAAATATCTCGGGAATGGTCAAATAGTAGCCATAATATGTTGTTGCCTTATCAAAATACCAATAAGTCTCGTCTTGATTTGGTGAAACTACGTCTAGAGCTTTCTGATTAACTATAAAATCGGGCACGTTTGCCGTCATATTCGTCGTTGTTGCTAATGATATGTTTAGTTCTGACATTTTTATAAATCTATTTTAAAGGGTATACTTATTTTACTTTGGCTCTCCATAGAAAGAGCGTGTCCATCGGTTAAACTGTATAATTGCCCATTATGGGGGTCTATTCCCATATAAAACTGACTCGATGCACCTTCAGCCCAAGAAACTCTTAAATGCACTTTTAAAATATCTCCTACTCCAAAATTCGTTGTTGTTAAACTTACGCTATCACTTATTAAATTTGAATGATAGCCTTCACTAGTCATCACTTTTGTAGTTGTTCTTGTTCCTATTGAAGTTAAATTTTTATAAACCGTAACTATAACTGTTACCGTTCCACTACCATTAATATCCGTAACGGGTATCTCAAAATAAGCATTTCCTCTTATTGTTCTACTTGTGTTTATTGTTGTTGTAAAATCTTGGTCTATACAAGTAAAAGAGATAGTGCTATAAAAATAATTCGTATTAGAGCTTATATTTGTAGAATTTGTTAAAAGGTAGCTATTTGCCAATACCAAAAAATAAAGATCTACATAACCCATTCCATTAGCTAAATCTATCCAGTTATAGCTCGCTACTGCTCCCTCTGCTGGTATTGCGAAATTAATTGGTAAATTTTCAGCCATTTTAATCTATATCCCCCTCCCCATCCAAAATAAACTCCTTATATTTATTATCTTCAACAATCTTTTTAACAATATCAATATATTTTGCCCATAAAATGTTAACCATTAGTAAAGCTTCTTGTCTGCTTGAAAATCCACTCATATCATAATTTATGACAGCTGTTGCAGCATAGCAAGAGGTCGCTTCCCTTAAAATTTCTTTTCCTATTGTTGAAATAGAAGAATAATTTGTCACCCAATCATATCTTGTATCTAAACAAATCTTCCCTTCTGCTTTTTTTATGAATACATTTGTATAAGATTCTGCTTTTGATGTTGCACTTGCATTAGCCCCAGCTTCATAAGCTACATTTGCGTTTGTGCATAAAGTTCCCTCTTCTGCCATTATAAACTCAACCTCAGACTTTCTATTCTATTTAGTAACTCCGAGAGTACCTCGCCCAAAGCGTAAGCATCATTGGAAAGGAGGACTTTTTTATTATCTTTTTCAATAGCGTTAGTGTATTTTTCTTTGAAATTCATACCTTTATGGAGTATACAGATAATTTTAAATCTTTGCTTTGCATACTCCAAGCCAATCTTACCAAACTTTCAGCAATATGGTTATTTCTTCCGTGGAAAAACTCCCTTCCATCCTTATCTACCTCTCGCTGAATACCTCTTAAACTAGCTTTCAGCTCATCATCTTTTAAAAAATAGATATTTCCTCTTTCCATCAAGACTTTTAAATTATGGTACATATCTGATTGAAGTATCTTTTTTTGTTTTTTATCATCTTTGCTCACTGACTTACTAGAACTATTTAAATCTACTACGCTAAATTTAGCTTCACTCTTTTTTAATTCAGAATAAACACCAAAGCCAACGCCCCCCCCGTCAATAAACTCGTTAGTTGTATCCCACAATCTCTTTTCTTGCAATATCCTGTCTGTTATCTCCGTCGTGTATATTTCTTTTCCGTTCGGTTTCATTTTTATTAATTCTACTTGAAATAATTTATCTTCTCTCCTCTCTCCTATAGTTAATATCGTAGGGTCATCCTTAACTCCTATATCTGCCCCCAAATAATAATTTAAAAAATAACCTTCTTTAGTTTTTGATTTTTTTTCCAATATAGATAATTCTTCGATTAATTCATCGGGGAAAAAATTTAAAAGGTCTTCTTGGAAAAGTCCTAAATATTCCTGCCCGAACATCAGTTTGCTCATCTCTTGCTTTTGGTCTTCTAGTAGTTTTAAACTAGCTTGTCTTCTTTCTTCCGTCCATTCTCCGCTTATTTTTCTATTTAAAATAACTTCTCTAGAATTTTTATAGTAAACTTTCCATCTTCCGCCTTTATTTTCATAAGCATTATAAAACCATCTCTTTTCTCCATTAGGTAAATACATCCCCTTAGGTGTACTATCTACCCATATACTTCCCCCCGTTGTTAATAATGTAGGCATTATTGAAACTATAGCCAACTCACTCCACGAAGCTCCCTCATTAAGCCAATTAACATCTGCAGTGAATCCTCTAAATCCATCCCCTAACGTTCCTACTGCACGACTTCTTATCTCTGCCCCATTTGTTAATCTAATTCTGTCTTGTGTTGGTTTATTTTTTCCCTTTTTAATCATCTTTGCGGTCAATGGGTCTTTATTCAAATAATCATAAACCATAACAATAACTAATTTTGCTTGGTCCTCTGTGATTGATCCTACTAGAATACGAGCTTTCTTTTCAATCATCCATTTTGCTGATTTTTTGGCAAATATAGTTGTACCACCTATCTGTCTCCCTTTACATAAGAGAATATATTTGCTCTCGTCCTTTAAGATTTCTTCCTGCCAATCGTCTAATTGCATCATTTTTCTAAAATATTTATACGTTTTTCCGTATAAAATTTAACAATTAATGCTCTTACAAAAGCCGATTTGTTGACATAGTTTGCCTCTAAGTAGTCCCAAACGTCTTGGTCTATTGTTAAAGTTAGTTTTTTCTTCATACATTTATACGTTTTTCCGTATATTTAAATCTTGTGTTTTCGTGTATTT